AAAGTGTAAGTTTGTTCCATTCAACCGGCAGCTCAGTCTCGGAAGTTTTCGGGCGGCTGATAGCCGCCCCTACAAAGGCTCTGATGATTTTGGGGTTTGCCATTCAACGAAGGACACTCCCTCAGTCTCGCATTCGCTCGACAGCTCCCTCAGGGAGGGAGCCGGGAATGCTCCCATTCAACCGGGTACTCGCTAATGTCCGGGGTTACGGGCGATTTTCATCGCCCCTACGAAACTCAATAATATTTACATTCCGCCATGCAACCAACCGCCGCTATGCTTTGGTTTGCAGCTGGGAAAAAAGCTGGTCTACGTATTCCTTGGTGGCTGGGTCGGTGGGGGACTGGGGGGTGGGGAGGTGGAGGAGGCGGTGGCCGGTGAGGTCGGTGTCCAGGGCCAGACTCAATGTGTCCGGGGCCTGGGCCCGCATACCGATGCCCACGGACTTGCTGCTCCGGCAGAAATCCAGCAGCACGAAGGCCACCCCCACAAAGGCGGCGGGGGAGGCGGCGGTCTGGAAGCTGTCCGTCACCTCCAGGGTGCAGCGGTAGCTGCTGTCCTCCCCGGCGGGCAGCAGCACCCGGCCCTGGGCCTGGAATTGATTTTCATAGCCGTCCAGGGCCGTCAGCCGCTCCTCCCCGGTGTCCTGGGTGCGGCAGCGCACCCGGTAGGTCACCTTACCCCCGGCCACCGGCGTGGCCCCGGCGGTGAATTCCAGGCACAGGTACACTCCATCGGCCTGGGGTGCGCCCTGGGCGGTGCACCGGTAGGCGGCGGTGATTTGGGCGGTGGGGGCTGCGTAGGGCAGCACCTCTATCCTCTCCCGGGCGGCGGCGGTTCTGCCCCGGCTGTCCGTCACCGTTACGGTGATGTCCACCGGGCCGCTATGGGCCAGGGCGAAGCAGACCTGCTCCCCGGTGCCGGAGAGGCCCCCGCAGGTCACGGCGATTTCCCGGATACTGGCCCCATACTTTCCTGCCGCCTGGGTGGTTACCTGGCAGCGGCTCTGGCCCTGGATATAGCCCCCATGGCTGGCGGTATAGCCCAGGGCATCCGTCACCCTCAGCGACACCTCCGGCGTTACCGTACCGGGAATGTCCAGGGCCAGGGTCAGGGTGCTGGTGCCCACCGTCTCCTCCCCGGCGTAGGTGGTGCAGGTAAAGGTCACCTCCACCTTTGTATCCTGGGGCTGCTGGGCGGCCAGGGCCAAGGGGGGTGTCCAGGTCAGGGTGTCCGCCTGGGTTTTCTCCCCCAGCAGTCCGGACTGGCTGCCGCACTGCCAGGCCACGGTATCCCGGAAGCCGGGGGCGGCTCTGGTCAGGTGCAGGGTCAGCGCTTCCCCCAGGGGGCCAGGCTGGGCGGAAAGGCTGGTGGCCCGGGGGATTCTGGCCAAGGCCGTCTCCCCGGAGCGGGTGAAGCTGTCCACAAAGCGGTTGCCGGTGGTATACAGCCGCAGGCTGGCGGCAGCGGTGAGGCTGGCGGTGCCGTCGGCGGCGTGGGGGATGGTGACCTCCTGGCAGCTGTAGCCGCTCCAGCTGTCCTCCCCGCCCTGGTACCAGCTATCGGAGTATATCAGGTTACACCCCTGGACATTGTTCAGAATCAGGTTGGCGGCCAGAGCGCCTCCCAGCCGGATTTCGCCCAGCAGCCAGCAGCTGCCCACGGTGGTTCCGGTACGGTTTCGGATGGCCAGGCCGGTGGCTCGGATGCGGGAGGTATTCTCCTGTAGGCTCTGGGTGATTTCCAGGGTCAGCTTTACGTCCTGGCCCAGTTGCAGCTCCATGGTCAGCTCCCCTTCTTCATTTTCATCAGGCCCACACCGGATAGGGCCCCCAGCACCGCCCCCACCAAGCCGGTGGGGGTGCTGCTGCTCTTCTTCTTTTTAGAAGAAGCACTGCTGACATACCGAACCTGGGGGGCTGGCTGGTGGGCGGCCTCCCACTGCTGGTCGTAGCGGCGCTTGTCCTCGTCGTACTCCGTCTGCCATTTCCAGTCGGCGATATCGTCCCGGTAGGTCTGGTAGTCCAGCTTGCGCTGGGTCCGGTATGCCTCCAGCAGCCGGTCGGCCTCCTTCTGCCATGCGGCCAAAGAGTCGGTATACCGGCCATAGTCCCGGCTGTCCGCCCCCAGAAGCAAATTATATTTATCCTTCAGCCCCTGGGATTGGAGCCGGTACTGCTCCATGGCCAGGGTATACAGCTCCGGGATGCGGTCGCCCAATGCATCCAGCTGCCGGGCGTAGGCCTGCTGCCCTGCGCTCTGGGCGTAGGAGCTGCCGTAGCCCCCGGTGAGGGCCGCTCCCTGGCCCAGGGTATCCTCCATGGCCAGGCGGCCATTTTTCACGGCGCTGTCCCGGTAGCGCTTATACAGTGCGTCCCCGTCCAGCCGGTAGCGGAAGGACGGCTGCTGCATCAGCGCATCCAGGGCCTGGCTCAGGGCCTGGTCATACCGCCCGGCATACTCCGGCCGCTTTTGCGCCTGCTCCTGCACCGCCTTCTTCGCCTCCGCCGTAGCCTTAGAGGCCTCAAATTCCTTCTTCCCCATATTTTTCTCCTTTTTTCAGTTACGCTTTTAGCGGGTTCCTATACGTGGGTGCCCTGCCCCACCCGGTATCGTTTCCCCGGCAGAAACCGGGAGATTTTTTGGGCGGTTAAATATTCTGAGTTCCGTAGGGGCGATGAAAATCGCCCGTACCCTTCCGTCTTAGCGAGTACCCGGTTGAATGGTGTAAGCCCTTCCCGGCTCCCTCTTTGAGGGAGCTGCTGAGCGAATGCGAAGCTGAGGGAGTGTAGTACGATGGTTCCTCCACGCCCCCCACTCCCGACCGCCCCATCCCGGCTCCCTCTCTGAGGGAGCCGGGAATGGGCTGGTGCCATTCAACCGGGTACTCGCTAAAATCCCGGGTTGCGGGCGATTTTCATCGCCCCTACGGAACTCTGATGATTTTGGCTTATACCATTCAACGAACGACACTCCCTCAGTCACGCCCTTTGGGCGTGCCAGCTCCCTCATAGAGGGAGCCGGGAATGGGCTGGTGCCATTCATCCGGGTACTCGCTGAAATCCGGGGTTACGGGCGATTTTCATCGCCCCTACGAAAGGCGGGTTCCATTCATCCGGGTGCTCGCTAATATCCCAGGTTACGGGCGATTTTCATCGCCCCTACGAAAGCTCTGATGATTTTGGCGGGTGCCGTTCAACCGGGGTTTATCGTAAGCTCAAATGGCCGTCGGGGGAGAGCTGCCAGGTGTAGTCGGCCATTTGCAGGGTTTGGGTGGTGATGGCATCGGCGGCGATTTCCGCCACCTGGGCGGCGGTGACGTGGAGCTTGCGGTCACTGATATAGGCCACCTCCACCTGGTTGCTGTCGTAGAAGGACAGCCTGTCCGCCGTCAGCCGGGCGTAGCGGCGGAAGCGGATGATGCCGTTTTCCCCCTCCTGCTGGCCGATTTCCACGCCGTACACCCCATCGGCCAGCTCCCCGGTGCGGATGGTGGCGCTTACCGCCCGGAGGCCGGAGTCCAGCTCCGCCACGGCGCTGGTAAGCTGCTGGACATTTTCAAACTGCTGGGTCAGCCCCCGGGAATTGGCGATAATCTGCTGGCTGGTCTCCTGTTGGAAGGTGCCGAACTGGCTCTGGGCCACGTATTTCCCCTCCAGCCGCTGGGCCACCCGCTGCTCCAGCACCTGGGTCACCTGGGCGCTTTTCAGAATCAGCGCTTTCAGTCCTGCATTGACGGCCTGGGGGGTTACCGGAGCAGGGGAGGGGGCGGGATTCTGGCCGCCGGTCTGGGGCTGCACCCCATCGAAGGCGTATTGCAGCTGCTCCCAAAGGGTATACAAATATGTTTGTATCTGCCGCAGCTGCTCTGCCTCGGTGCCCCCGGTGAGCTGCGGGGGGCGAAAATTCACTGCCGTCACAGCACGTCACTCCCCCATTCCATGGTCTTGGCCAGGGCGTGGAGCCGCATGGTGCCGGTGCCCTCCAGCCGCAGCCGCAGGTGGTCGCATCGGCGCACCGCCACCGGCAGGGTGAGGGTTTTCAGCTCCGTGGCCTGAACTCTGGCCAGGGGCAGCCAGGCCGTCTCCTGGTCATAGCGGATGTACAGCGCCATCCGGCCCCCCAGCTCCACCTTCAGGCTCAGCCGGGACAGCTGCTTGCAGTCCGGGCTCAGGCCCCCCAGGGGGCCGGTTTCCAGGTACCAGTGGAAGGGCCCCTCCTGCTCCCCCTGGCCGGAAACGCTGATGATTTCCCCGGCTTGGTTTACATAAAACAAGTCTCCCCGGCAGGGGCAGAAGCAATGGATTTCGCTGCTGTCCTCCCGGTGCCACAAGCCCCTGGGGGCATCGTAGACGAACAGGTGGTAGCCGCCCCCGGCCTCCTGCATACTGATATAATACCGGCTCCCCATAGCTCCGGCGGCGGCCTGGGTATACTGGGTTTTCCCCAAGCTCTGGGACACCTCCACCGGCGCAGCGCCGTCGTAGGCCTGCACCCCCTCCGGGGATTTATAATACAGGGTTTGGCCGATCCGGGCCAGGCTCCGGCTGCTGCCCAGCTGGACCCCGGGGCACTGGGTGGTTTGCAGCCGGAAGGAGGCGGGGGTGGTGCCGTAGATTTTGTGGATGCAGCCCTCCCGGAAGAACAGGGGGCAGCCCAGAAATTCCACCGCCCCGGTGAAGGGGCCGTCGGTGCCCAGGCTCATAGCGTAGCTATCGGTGCTCACCCCCTGGAAGCAGCTCCAATTTCGGAAGTCGCCTAGCTTACTGGCGTAGATTTCGTTTACCACTGCCCCGGTGCGGCTGATGCCGTAGCGGCAGCCCCAGAGCCGGTTGCCGCAGTGGATGACGAAATCCATATTGGGCAGGTAGCGGCCCAGGGTTACCGGGGCGGTCTGGGTCTGCTCCGCCGCCAGCAGGCCCGGCAGGGTGACGAAGTCCTCCCCGCACTGGGCAATCACCCCCTGGGTGCACACCCCCTCCGGCCCGCCGGAGAGCTGCACGCCGTCCCCGGGGCGGAAGGCCCGGCCCAGCCCCGGGGCGGTGATTTTCACCAGGGTGGTATCCACGCTGACCCACATCCCGCTGCCCGCCGACCATTGCAGCAGGGTCATAGCGGCGGAATTGTCCAGCCACAGCGCCCCGTTTTCCGGCTCCTTGGGCTCCTCCGGCTGGGTATAGGCGGGAATCAGGGGGGTGCCGTCGGCCAGCACCGGGGTAAACCGCACCGGGCCGGGGGCGGTGCATTCCGCCTCCAGGCTGCCAAAGTCCGTTAAATCCGCAGTATTTATGTACTTTTTATCCGGGAAGATAACGACATATGCCCCCATGGACACCAGCTGCTTTTCCCCCGGGGTCAGGCCCAGGGAAACCGGGTAGCCGTTTACCACGAAGTCGCCGCCGTCCACCCAGCACAGGCCGTCCTTGGCGGTGAGGCCGGTGCAGCTGACTGGCCGGGCGTACACCCCCCGGGGGCGGCGGGTAGCGAGCAGGGGATAGTCCTCCCCGGAGCAATTTTCCATGGCGGCGAAGGCACCCGCCGCCGGGCGAGGGCAGCCGCTGTAGCCCGGGAAGGCAGTCAGCAGCTCCCGGCTGGTGCTGCCCTGTTTCAGGGTAGGGAACTCCATGGCCATTCCTCCTTAAAAGAATTTCCGCCGTCCGGGCCGCTGGCTGCCCCGCTGTAGGGCGTTGGCGTACTCCATCCAGGCCATCTGGAACAGGGACATGGCGTTGTTATACTTCAGATATTCCTGGCTGGCGTAGTGAATCTGGGCTTCCAGGTAGTGGGAATACAGCCGGTCATGGGGCTGGGGGGCGGACAGCTGGGTCTGGGCGGTCATGGCCGTCTCCTTACCCGGGGCCCCTGTCCGGGCCAGGAGCTGGGTCACCATGGCCTCTGCCTGGGACAGCCATTCCAGCTTATCTTCCAGGGGGCAGACGTTATGCAGCTGGCCGTCCACCCGGTTGATTACCTCGATAGCCGTCATCCCTGCTTCTCCAGCTCTGCCAGGGGTGCGGCGGCCTGGTTCTCAAATTCCAGGGCCTGGGCCAGCATCCGCTCCTGCCGCTCCAGCACCCGCACCACATTCCAGGGGACGGACACCTCCACCCCCCGCTGAATCTGCCAGCTGTGTCCGTTAATCCCAACAAACACGTCCTCCCGCTCACTCCTGGTCAGAGGGAGCTTAATCCTTACCATTTTCTCCATACTCTCATTTCCTCCTTTTTTAGTTACGCTTTGGGCTGGTTCCTATACGTGGGTGCCCTTGCCCACCCGGTATCGCTTCCCCGGCAGAAACCGGAAGTTTTTGGGCGCTCTGTTGTATGGTGGAATGTAAAACATTCTGAGTTTCGTAGGGGCGATGAAAATCGCCCGCAACGTTGCTGTTTCCGAGCGGCACGTTGAATGGTACGCACCCCGTCCCCGGCTCCCTCTCTGAGGGAGTGTCCCCCGATGAATGGTAAAATGTTAAAACTTTTGAGTTTCGTAGGGGCGATGAAAATCGCCCGTACCCTTCCGGTTTCGCAAGTACCCGGTTGAATGGTGGGCACCCATTCCCGGCTCCCTCTCTGAGGGAGCTGTCGAGCGAACGCGAGACTGAGGGAGTGTACTTCGATGGTTCCTCCATGCCCCCCGCTCCCTCCGGGGGGGCTTCCACCATTCATCGGGGTACTCGCTAAAATCCCAGGTTACGGGCGATTTTCATCGCCCCTACGAAGGCTCTGATGATTTTGGGGTTTACCATTCACCGAACGGCACACCCTCGTGCCCTGCTGGGGTTAATTCATCTTTGCATCCGGGGAGAAGGCGCTACAGCATTCCACCCGGTACAGGTAGGGCTGCTGCAAGATTTCGGCGGTCTGCAAGGCCTTCCAGCCTACGGTGCTGCGCTGGTTCAGGGGGTCGGCGGTGCCTGCGGAGCCCAGCTGCTTGATGATGGTTTCCAGGCCGCCGCCGGTGACCTCGGTGACGCCGTAGGCGCCGTTGGCCACGAACAGGCAGCCGAACACTGCCAAGCCGGTGGGGCACTGGTTCTCCGTCCCGGTGTACACCGCCGCCTCGCTGGTCTCCACGAACCGGACACCGGCGATTCTGCCAATCTCACCCCGGAACTGCTCCTCGGGCTTGCAGTACTGGTGCATCTGCTCCCACCGGGGGTCGGTCATAATGTCATAGGCCACATAGGGGTGGAGGATACACACATAGTCCTCCCCGAATTTGGGGGCGTTGGCGGCCTTCAGCATGGCGGCCACCTTCTTCACCACGTCCACGGTGAGGATGCAGGTGCCGTCCAGCTTGCTCCGGTCTTCCACCGCCGTGGTGGTGCCGTCGGCGGCAATCTTGGGGCAATAGTACACATTGGTGCCGGACTGGAGCACGTTCCGGGTGATGGTGTCCAGGGTCAGCCCCGCCTGGTGGCCCACGGCTCTGGTGGCCTCCAGCACGTTATTGTCAATGGCCGTCAGGTTCAGCACGTCGGACAGGCACACATAGTCGCCGTACTGCCGCACCTCCGCCTCCACCGAGGTGGCGGACAGCTTCCGGCCATTGGGGGTCACGCCCTCGGTCAGGGGGGTGGTGGCCTTGGGCAGGGCGGCATAGCGCCGGAACTCAATCCGCTTGCCGCCGTTCTTGGGGATGGGCCGCTTCTGGCCGAACTGATTGTGAATCAGATTCGGCGCCGCCTCCTCCAACAGTGCCCGGTCATAAAAAGTCTTGTTCTCCACAGACAGCCCCGCATCCGTGGTCACGTTTACATTCTCCGCAAAAATCTGCAAATCCATAATAGTTTCCTCCTTTTTTAATTACGCTTTGAGTTGGTTCCCATACGTAGGTGCCCTGCCCCACCCGGTATTGCTTCCTGGTGGAAACCGTAGGTTTTTGAGCGGTGAAACATTCTGAGTTTCGTAGGGGCGGCTACCAGCCGCCAGAAAAGTATCGAAAGTGAGCGGTTAGAATAAAATGCTCAGACCCATTGGCTTTCGGGCGGCTATATTAGCTGCTCCTACTGTTCACGAAATATTTCTCGTGCAATTGTCGTGAGCGCTTAAGTCAGCCCTTGCGGGCGTGCCAGCTCCCTCAGAGAGGGAGCCGGGAATGGGCTGGTGCCATTCATCGGGGTACTCGCTAAAATCCGGGGTTACGGGCGATTTTCATCGCCCCTACGAAACTCATAGGTGGGTACATTCCACCATTCAACGTGCCACCCGGAAACCGGGAGCGGGCGGGCGATTTTCATCGCCCCTACGGGACTCTGAGGATTTTGGCTTTTGCCGTTCAATGGGGGGCATCGGTTTTATCCGAAGCTGAGCTTTTCTCCCTGGGAAACTCTGTGGCACAGGTCACGGAAGGTTTCCTGGCTCATGGTGGCCACGGAGGAGGGCAGCTGCACCGGGCCGGTGGCCATGGTGCCGTTTTCTCCCGGGCGGGTGCCCCCGGCCAGGGAGGCGGCGCACCGCTCCCGGGCGTACCGGGCGGCGTAGGCCATGGCGGCGGGGAGGATTTCCCTGCCGTGGGCGGCCAGGAAGGCATCCTCCAAACTCAGGCCGCAGCCCACCATCCGGGCAAATATCGGCTCCTGCATTTCCCGGCGGACATCAAAATCGGGGAAAAGCTCCCCCAGGCTTTCCGCCTGATGCAGGTAATCCTCATAAATTCCCTCCACCTGCTGCCAGTGGGCCAGGCTCTGGCTCTCCTCCTGAGGTTCCGGGGTCTGCTCCTCCGGCTGGGTTTGGGTTGTCTGCTCCAATTCTTCCATACTCATTCCTCCTGATGTATCCGCAGCACCCCGGTAAGCCTTAGGTTATCCGGGTAACTCCGGGCCAGCTCGCTCAGCCCCACCTGGGTCAGCCAGAAGACCAGGGCCACCGCCTCCCGGGTATGCCCCAGGGCCTGGGCGGCGATCTCCGCCTCCCCCGCCGCCAGGCGCACCCGGGGCGGCTGGGCCAGCAGCCCCTCCCGGCCCATCAGCTCCACCCCCCGGGCCAGAGTCTGGGCACCCCAACTGGCCGCTGCACACACCAGGTCCGTCCCCCGCACCCCGGCCCCCGCATGTCCCGCCATCCGCATCCCAAACCGCCCCCCTTCCTCTGCCATAAATTTCACTTCAATCATATTGATTTTCCTTTCTTCAATAATCTGAGCCTCCGTAGGGGCGGCTATCAGCCGCCCGAAAACTTCCGAGACTGAGCTGCCGGTTGAATGGAACAAACTTACACTTTTACCATTCAACCAAGCATGTTAAAACCTTCAGACTGCGGGCGGCTGATAGCCGCCCCTACGGAATTTACTACTCCTATTCTATTCTTCCTCCCGTAGGGGCGATGAAAATCGCCCGTAACCCCACGGTTTAGCGAGTACCCGGTTGAATGGCACCCGCCCCATTCCCGGCTCCCTCTCTGAGGGAGCTGTCGAGCGATAGCGAGACTTAAGCGCCCGCAGGCGCTATGCAAGCGAGCAACCGCCGTAGGCGGCTCTTAGCGAGTCGCAGAGGGAGTGTCCCCCGATGGTTCCTCCATGCCAACGATTTACCCACAAGCTCATATAAAACTCTGAAATTCTTGACCTCTTACGTTCACCGAAGTACACTCCCTCAGTCAGCCCTTCGGGCTGCCAGCTCCCTCAGAGAGGGAGCCGGGAACGGCTTGCACCATTCAACCGGGTACTCGCTAATATCCGGGGTTGGCGGGCGATTTTCATCGCCCCTACGGAACTCTGATAATTTTGGTTTTCACCATTCAACGGACGACACTCCCTCAGTCAGCCCTGCGGGCTGCCAGCTCCCTCAGAGAGGGAGCCGGGAAGGGCTGGTGCCATTCAACCGGGTGCTCGCTAAAATCCGGGGTTACGGGCGATTTTCATCGCCCCTACGGAACTCTGAGGATTTTGGCTTTTACCATTCATCGAACGACACTCCCTCAGTCAGCCCTGCGGGCTGCCAGCTCCCTCATAGAGGGAGCCGGGAGGCGGCGCTTACCTGGGGTTGGTGCTTTCGGCTACTCGTTGGCGGGCGGTGCGGGTGGCGTAGGGCTCCTGGGGGGTGGACTTGGGCTTGGCCTTGCCGGGGGCGGGCGGGGCCAGTGGGGGCTGGCAGGCCTGGGCGTTCCGGGCAATCCGCTGCATAATCATGTCCTTTCTGTCAAAGTCCATCATGTCCATACAGGCCAGGGCCTGCTGGGCGTTCCGGGGGTCGAAGAACCCGGCGGAGTAGAATTGCAGGGCCATCTCGTTCTGGCTCATCCGGGAATAGGCGCTCTGCTTCTGGGCGGACACGGTGATGTCGAACAGGGGCACCCGGGTCAGGCCGGTGAGGGCATCCTCCGTCCCCTGGATTCCCTGGCTGCTGTAGCGGACGAATTCCTCCGTCCCCCCGGCTCCCACAATCCGGAAGCACCGGGGCAGGCCATAGAACTGGCGAATCAGCTCAATGACCATCAGGCAGATTTTCCGGAAGGCCCGGTAGGCCGCCCGGTTGCTGTCCCGGCTGAGCTTGCTCCCCGCCTCCTGCATGGCGGCAATGGCACTGGCGGCAGTGACGCCGCTGCTGGTGCCTCCGGTGGAGATATCCCGGTTGCCGGTGACCTCCTTCAGCTCGTCCACCTTGCTGTTCAGCACCGAGAGATACACCGGGCTAAGGCCGGTGGACTGGATGGGCAGGATGCTGTCCTGTCCCAGGCCCCCCTCCACGTGGACGAAGTCCCGGCTCAGGTCCCCATATTCCGCCTCGTTCACGCTGCCGTCGCTGCGGATGAAGTGCCGGGGCCGGGCGTTTACCAGCAGATTCATAAGAATGGCCTGGTTTCCCCGGTCGATGTACTCCTGGGCGCTTTTGGCCACGTCGATATACCCAAAGCCGCAGGGGGTGCCCTCGGTGCGGAACAGCGGGTCAAATACAAAGGGATACAGCCCATGGTCATACCACCCCCGCTGGGCGTACTCCTGCTGATTTTCCGTGGCGAAGAGCACGGTGTCGTTTACGAATTTGCAGTAGTGCAGCACCTGTCTGCCCCCCTGCTCCTTCTTGTAGTACCAGTCCACCACGGCGGTTTTGCCGCTGGTGTCCACCCGGTCGTCATACAGGTAGCGGCTGCCCAGCTCCTCCGGGGTGCCCAGCTTATCCTTCAGGAAGGGATACCGGGCCAGCAGGGACTGGTTGCTTTGCAGCTCCACATGGAATACATTGGCGGAGTTCTGAATATCCCCGATGCCGCTTTCCCAGAACAGGTTCAGGATGTCCACCTTCCTTATGGCCACATCCCCCAGGCCGTTCAGGCTCCCTGCATCCCAGAACACCCCATAGATGCCTGTGCCGTATTTCAGCTTGCTGTCGTTTACCTCGTCATAGACCTGCTCGAATTCGCTCTGCTCCAGCACCACCGGCAGAATCTGCCCCAGCAGCTTGGCCTCTGCCCGGTCGTCCTCCTCCCGGGGCAGCACATTGGGGCTGGGGAAATTGTCCATTACGTCGGCGTGCTTGCTGGCAATGGCATTGAACAGCCACCCGGAGCTGGGCTCCACCTGGTTGCTCCCATGGCCCCGCATACACTCCCAGTGCCGCAGCTTATACCACTGGGCATTCTCCACCACCCGGCGCTCCAGGTTGGCCTTTCCCTCCCGATACCGGTTCAGGGTGGCCCGGGCCTGACGCACCTCTCTGGCCCCCACCGGGGGACTTTTCATGTCGTTCATCCGATAATCTCCAATCCCGGCCGCTTTCTGGCCGCTGTAATCCCCTCCCTGGGAATGTCCAGGAACAGCTTCATAGGGGAGGTATTGTAGCTGTCCGCCTCCGGCTCCCCCCGGGGCCGGATGGGCCGGGACATGCAGAAATAGCGCACCTCGTCGGCCACATGGTCTTCGCCGTCGGTATCCACATCCTCCGGCCTGCATTTGTCGTATTGCAGCAGGGGAACCGTGCGGATAAAGGCCTGGCAATTTTTGAAAATATACATCTGGGAATAGCCGTTGCCGTCCATTTGCAGCCGGTAGTGCATCTGCATCCAGCCGGGCAGCCGCTTGTTGTCCCCGGGCTGGAAATACACCTGCCGCCGGGCGGCGGTCTGGGCGATGCTCTCCCCGGTCTCTGCATCCCATATGGCCGGATCCGCCACCCCGATAATCCGCTTCCCCCGGAGCCACCGGTGCTCCGTCTCAATTTGCCGGATTTTGTCGAAAACCTGGTCCGGGGTCCATCGGACACCCTGGTTGGGGGTGCCGGTGCAGCCGTACAGCTCCAGAATCCGATAGGCCACCCCGTCGTAGTCCACCGCCCACCAGCCGCAGGAGAAGGGCCGGTGGTATCCCCAGTCGAAGCTGCGGTAGAGCTTCCAGTCCCCGGGAATCTCAAAGGGGTCAATGACATGGGTGAATTTCCTGTCCCGGTAGTGCTCCGGCCGGTTCTGGAAGTCCTCGAAGAATTG